GTTGCTTGGCGACGTCCGTCTGGACGGTGTAGCCGCCCTCGGAGCCGGTCGTCGTCGACATCGTGTTCGCGATCCGGTACGCCTGGCGCTGGTCGGCCGACAGCGCCTCGAAGCCGCCACGCGCCCACGCCGCGAGCACGCTGCGCTCGTCGGTGCCCTCGCTATTGCGGCTCAGGTCGCGCGCCATGTCCTTGATCTGCCGGTCGGCGTCGAGCTCGATCACCTTCTGGTGGCGCTCGATCTCGGCCTCGATGCGGCCGATCTCATCCATGTTCTCGTCGTACTTCTTCTGGTGCTCGGCGTTCCAGGTCGCGCCCGGATTCTGGTCGAGCATGTTGCGGGTGTCTTTCGCCAGAGCTGCACGGCGCTCCCGCAGGGCTTGGATCGAAGTCATTTCCTGATCTCCATGAAAAAAGCCGCCCGAAGGCGGCGGTTATCGCGCGCGGGAGCGGTTCCTACGCGAGCGAAGCCTCGACGATCTCGAGCCGGCGCATCCTGTGCGCATGGTCGAGGTCGTGATCCGGTTCGGCGAGCGCGCTCGGCGCGTGCTCGTATGCGGCCAGGTTCCAGGCCAGAGCCTTGGCCTTGCCGTCGACGGCCGCGATGCGGTCGGCCAGCCCGTTGTCGACCGCCTCGGCAGCGGTGAACCACGTCTCCGCGTCCATCCACGCCGCCAGCGTCTCTCGGTCGGCCTTGGCGCGCTTGAGGTAGTCGTCGACGATCGAGGCGTCGATCTTCTCGAGCCGGGCTGCGGTCTCGAGCATCGCGTGTCGGTCGCCCAGCGCCATCTCCGAGGCGTGCATGACGAGGAACGACGCGGCCGACGCCGCAAGCCCGTCGATGTGCGCGATGACCTTCGCCTGCACGGACTGCAGCGCCGCGACCATCGCACGACCCTCGAACACGTCGCCGCCCGGCGAATTGACGTGCAGATGGATCGTGCTCGACGTGATCTGCTGCAAGTCGCGCGCGAACTGTTTCGCCGTCACCCCGCCGCCCGTCCACCAGTCGTAGCCGATCACGTCGTACAGGTAGATCGACGATGCGTCCTCGGACGCCTCGATCCGGTATTCCCGCGGCGCGGCGCGATTGAGCGCCAGCAGCCTATTGAGGCGGTTGTGCATCGGGTGCATTGCTTGCTCCAGGTTGATCCTGTGGCAGCGTGTCGCCGCCGGTGATCGGCTTCAGATTCTTCAGCCGGCGAACCTCGTTGACCGTCATCCAGCCGCGCGCACCGGGCCCGCCCAGCGCCTTGCCGAAATACTCGGCCTGCGCCTTGCTGTCTCCAGCCAGAAGCCCGTCCACGTTAAACTCGACGAAATACCGATCCCGGCTCGGGAACAGCTTGCGGTTCAACTCCTGTTCGATCCGTGTCAGGTGCGGCCGCAGGGTGTACTGCACGAACCCGATCGACATCTGCTCGATGCCCGATCCCCAGCTCGTCGATGCTGTGGTCTCTCCGATCATGTGCGGCGGCACGCCGAACGCGCGCGCGATGTCCACCACCTGGAACCGACGCGACTCGATCAACTGCGAATCGACGGCGTTCATCGACAACTGCGTGACGTCCAACCCCTCGGTCAACACGAGCGGGTATTTCGAGACACCAGAGCCGCTGTACTTCGCGATCCACGCCTGCCGGAACGCCTCTTTCTGCTCCTCGCTCATCCGGCCGGCGGCCTTGACGGCGTACTGCAGATGCGCACCGGAGCCGAACGTCTGCGCGGCATGCTCGTCGGCCTTGATCGCGATCCCGATCGACTGCCGCGCAGCCCACGAAATGACAGACTTGCTGGTCAGGCCATCGAACCCGAGGCCAGGGAAGTGCAGCATGTCCGACTGGTCGACCGTGAACTGGCCCTCGCCCCCGTCCTCGATCACGTCGGTGATCGTGTAGGTGATCCGGTCACCGAATCGCAGCGGCACGACCTTCTCGCGCGGCACCGGGATCGCCGCCTTGATCTGGGTGCCGAACTTCCCGTCGCGCACCAGGTACGCGAACCCGTCTCCGCGCAACAGCATCTGCCCGACGACGAACTCCCAGAAGGTCGCCGCCGTGAAGCGCGGCGTCGGCTGCTCATTGAACAGCCACCAGTACGGATGATCGGCCCGCTCGCGGCCCTCCGGGTCACGGCGATAGAACGTGCAGGGCAGCGCCGAGACCGCGCCAGCGATCAAGCCGACGCAGCGGTATACCGCCGCCACGCGCATCGCGGTCGACTCGTTCACCAGCGCGCCAGAGTCCGTGCGATAACCGCCGAAGATTTCCCCCATCTTCACCGAGTCCGACGACGGGACGTCGACGTAGTCACCCCGAATCGACGGCTCCTGCCGCTTTTCCGGCTGGCTCGATCCGAAAAGGTTGGTCAGGCGCTTGAGCATCAGAGCACCACGAATCCCTGTTCGATGACGCCGGTTGCCTGCTCGCTCGCGATTGCGCGCCCCAGCGCCATGATCGCGGCCACCGGGCCGTCGATCTTGTTCTCGTGGCGCTCCTTGCGCGGGTAGATGTTGTCCTTCGCGTCCCGGTGGCACACGACGTTCGAGATCATCCAGGTCATCATCGGGTTCCCGTCGTGGATGAGCTTGCCCTGCAGCACCAGCGCTTCGAACTGCTTCATCGGCTCGCTCATGTTCTGCACCGTCTGCCTGAACTCGACCATCGGCAGGCCCTCAGCGAGCAGCCGGCTGGCCATCTGCGTCGCCTGCCACGGGTCGAACGGCACGTCGACCAGGTTCAGCGTCCTGGCGTCCTCGCGCAGGTCGTCCTCGATCGCCTCGAAGTCGATCACCTCGCCATCGGACACCTGCAGGTGCCCGCTGCGACGCCAGCCGTCGTACTGGCTGTTCGTACCGGCCTCGAGCGCGCGCTCCGGCAGCCAGAAGGTCGGAATCAGGTAGTACCGATCCGCTTCGGCATCTTCGAAGATGCGCACCTTCGCCGCGACGTCCACCTTGCTCGCCAGGTCCAGCCCGTCCACGCAAGGCAGGTGCGCGACCCGCTCGACCGTCAGCGTCGGGTCCGCGCAGCGATCCCACGCCTGCATGTCCATCCAGGCCGAGTCGGCGTTCACCCAGACGTTCAGCCGCTTCGTCAGGAACCCGCCCTGTGCCGAGGGCGTCGCCATCGCTTTGCGCGCCGCGGCCTCGAGGTCATCGACCAGCACCGACACACCGAGGTTCGGATTTGCCTTGCGCCAGTTCGCCGGATCGCGCCAATCGTCGTTGTCGTCGAGCGTGTAGATGACGCCGAACCAACTCTCGTCTTCGATCACCCGGTCGAGGACCTTGATGGTGTAGTCGCGCTGCTCGTAGCAGATCCCGGACCGATCCGATCCGGCCGTGGTGATCATCAGGATCAGCGGCTGGCTGCGCGCACCGGTCGCCGAGTCGAGCACGTCGTAGACCGCGCGGGTCTTGTGCGCGTGCAGCTCGTCGACCACCGCACAGTGGATGTTCAGCCCGTCCAGCGTCGACCCCTCTGCGTTCAGCGGCCGGCAGCTCGAGGCCGTGTCCGCGACCACGATGTCGTGCTTGCCCACGTCCACGCCGAAGCGACGCTGAAACTCCGGCAGGCGCAGGGCCATGTTGCGCGCCACGTCGAAGACCTCGCGCGCCTGGTCGCCGGTGGTCGCTGCCGAGTACACATGCGCGCCTGGTTCGCCGTCGGCCACGAGCATGTACAGCAGGATCGCCGCCGCCTTGGTGGACTTCGCGTTCTTGCGCGCGACCTCCTCGTAGGCGCGCCGGAACCTGCGCAGGCCGGTCTCCCGGTGCTTCCAGCCGAACAGCTGGACCACCTCGAAGATCTGCCAGTCCTCCAGCTCGATCCGGCCGTGCTGCACCTGGCCGTCGACGTAGACCGGTCGGGCCCACTGGCCCTTGATGTGCGGCAGCAACTCGACGAACGTGCACGCGCGCGCGCCGGCCTCCTCGTCGAAGACGAACGGAAAGGCGTGCGTCCCGGCACGCTCGAGGTCGCGAAGGAACCGCTCGCACGCGCGCCGCTCCAGGCGCCCTGCCACCTCCGTCCCGTCGATCACCCGCTGCGCGTACGCCTTCGCGCGGGCCAGATAGTTGCCTGTCACCGGAATTCGGCGAAGCCCCGCGGCGCGCCGCCCGTCGGCTCGGTCTTGCCGCCCTCGAACAGCGTCAGCTGCTGCCGGATGGCGGTGGCCACGCGCGCGCGTTGCGCCGGGCTCAGCCCGAACTCAGCCAGCAGCTTGAACGCCTTTTCCTGTTCCTTCGAGAGCAGCTGGTACGCGACCGCCTGGACCTCGTACCCGGTCTGCGTCTTGCCGACCAGCGCCTCGACGGAATCCTTTCCGTCCTCGGCGAGCGCCGCCATCTTCGCGGCGATCGCGCGCTCGAGCAGCTCGATGCGCCCGACCGACTGGCAGAGCATCGCGAGCATGTCGCGGTCGACCACCGACACCAGGTTGTAGCGCAGCAGCTCCGGCATCAGCCGACGCCAGGTCTTGCGCGCTTCCTTCGTCAGCCACCGCGGCGCATCCGGTGCGCCGACCTCCGGCCGAAACGTCGAATCGAGGCTGATCGGCCGATGGCCGCGGTTGCCTTCGATGGCCCGCAGCTCGGCCGGCTTCGGTGCTGGTCCGCGCTGTCCCATGACTGCTCCAATACCCCCCTACAGAAACCCGCGCACGAGGAAAATCGACTTGGCGCCCGGCTTCCCTGCCTCGGGCGCCAGAGATTCAGACCCCCCTACCGGCCTCGCTTCAACCCGCGCGCTGCCTCGCGCGCCGTCTTGGCGCGGTGGCATTCATCGCACAGGCCCTGGATGTTCGCGTCGTCGTCGGTGCCGCCCTCGGCGACCGGCACGATGTGATCGCGCCAGACAGCGAGCGTCGCGCGATCGTGGCGCTTGCACTCTGCGCACAGCGGTTCGCGTGCGAACAGCCGCTCACGCTCGCGCTGAAGCTTGCGACCCGAGAGACGCTGCTGAGGCTTGGCCTTGGCCCACGGCTGGGACCAGTCCGGCCCGTGCCGCCTTACCTCGAGGCGCACTGGCCTGTGCACCGGCGCGCGCGTGGCCATCAGCCGTCGAGCGTCGCCGGAGATCCAGTCGCATCCGGCCCGTCATCTTCGGACGCTAGCGCCTGGGCCAGCATGCCAATCGACTTGGCCAGCTCGCCGAT